GCGCAGTTCAAAAGCCCGCCTAGTGCGGGCTTTTGTTTATCTAGGAAAAACATGGAACTAAACGACAAGCAGCTAAAAGAATTAAATGACGACGTACAAGAATTTATCGACAAGCTAAGGATACACTATCAGGACGACACCCTAGCCATTGCAGCAGCACTAACGCAGTGGGGATTGAGGCTTTACAAGTCAGAACTCTCAACACCAGAATTTTACCAACTACTAGTCTACACCATCGAAACTAACCGTTACCTCTGACCCTAAATCTCAACACACCTGCTCATATAAAAATTGGCTTGAATTCACTCATGCAAATGTGATATAATTATATATAAATTAATGAGATTTAATATATGTGTTGACAGCCTAGGGCTAGATCAACTTGCGCAAGTCTTTGGGGGGTAGGGGGGTCCCCGTAAAGCGTGGCAGCAAGTTGGGTGGAAAATCTAGCAGTTTAGGGTCAGTCAACACTAATATATTTGATGTTTGGTAAAAATTTAACCTAAAATTTTGATTATATAAAAAATTTTTATTTTGTAAAATTGTAACAAATAAATTAACTGAATTAATCGCCCCACCCCATGAACCGGCCACTCTAGACCAACAACTATAAACTAACATGTTAATACGCAAACAAGACATATATCAGCTAGAACTAGATCACTGGGCTACGCTTAGCGATCAAGATTTCGAGGCAAACCTAGCCAATAGCAACTTAGACAATCATAGTACCTGGCTGCTACCACAATTGGTAGCACATTTTGGTCGTTGGCGACTCTACAAAACCGGCGAAGAAACTGTGCGTGAAAACTGCGCCAGCCAACTAGATAAAGTGTTATGGAGGCTTACTAGATTTCGTCGTAGCTATTTAATCAAAACACAAACTAAGCAGCCTGACTATGGTCAGCTAACTCCACTAGTACTCCTAGGATTTAAACGCAATAAGGGCTATAGCTACGAGCAGTTTCGTGAACTTAGTGGACTTAAGTGGTTGCTAGAGCCACCACTATATCAAGCACTAGTAGAAACACAGGTAAATCCTCTAGATAAAAACAGACTACTGGCTATTAGAGACCAGGGGTTAATTATTAAAACTGGTAAAAATAGTGGTACCAGGCGAAATCCTGAGGGTACCTGGAGGTTATATGGCATACAGGACACAGAGTTGGGTGGTGTAGGTGAACTACTACAAACCATGCTGTGTCAATGCTGGCTAGCACACCCAAAACATCGTCGCGAAACCATGATCTTAGACCCTAACGACTGGGATAACATGCCGGCTCCACTAATAGATGTAGATGTAGTTAAACCTGTGCAGTTGGACACTAAAACAAAAACTCTACACATGGATGTGCCATGGTAAATTACAACGATTACGACGACATTTACGGTTTAGGGTCAAAAAATAACAATAAAATTTTACAACAGATAACTTTATGTTTACGCAAATGAAATATACTAAAGAACTTACAGATAGAATAGTTAATGACTATAAAGCGGGTATAGAAGTAGAAAGTATTGCTAAAACTCTTGGTGTCCCTGACCGTAGTATAATTGCTAAGCTTAGCAGTTTGGGTGTCTACCAAAAGAAAACCTACCTCAACAAACGTGGTGAGGTGCCAGTTAAAAAGTACCAGATGATTGAAGAATTAGCCGAAATTTTATCTGTTCCCAGCGATCAACTAGAGAGCTTAGAAAAGGTAAATAAATCGGTGTTAATTTTACTTAAGCAACGACTACTTGACCCTAAACCGTAATAATCGTACTTAATCCTACAAAAAGCCTGCCACTGTGCAGGCTTTTTTATTGTGCCAACTATGTGGTTTGTGCGGTTTAGGGTCAGAATTATTTACTTGACTTGAGTCAAGGATTTGCACTATAATGTTGGCGCAGACCAACAAGATTTTGCACTTGCATTGATTGGCCACTGGCGCACCACCAAGGTTTTGCACTTGAGTTTTTGCACTGGCGCAGCAGGTGCTGCGCCTATGTTGCAGTGCAACATAGGTCGTTATAGACCCTAAATCGTTATGGTTTATATAATTTAGCATGGTTACAGAAATTAGTACGTTATAGAGTTTACCCGACTGGCGGCGGTTTAGGGTCGACAAACGGCGGTAAAAACGCTTGACACGCGCGCAAAATTTGTGGTAAAATTTTGGCGCCATATCGCTATAAATTATATAAATTATAACCTGGGCAATCGACCCGACCGGTGGCAGTTAGCGGCCGATGAATGGCAGGAAAAACGCTTGACACCGCCGCAATTTTAATGATAAAATTGGCGCCGTTTGGTTATAAATTCTATAATTTATAACCGTTATGCAAAAAATAGCGGCCCGCCTGGGGCCGCTATAACTTCTAGAACCTAGATAGTATCTACCAAATCCATTTCCAGCATGTTATCAATTATATAACCTGGCAGTTTCGTAGTTTCGCCTTGCATGTAGCGATTAACCGCTATAAATTCTCCAATCTTGCGATCAAAGTTATCATTATCAGCACACCAAGCAAAAGCAACGTCATAAAATTTAGCATGACGGGCATTATTTACGCAAGGCATTGCTATAAAAGCAAAACCATTCTCATCGCCTTGTGGTGGGCGAGTGTGGACAATTCCGCCCGACTCACGCACAAGCTCGATCATTTCTTTACGATATGCTTTTTGAGCCTTAGTCATCTTTTCCATAACAGTTCCTTTCTAGAGTTTAGAACGGAACGGGTTTCCCCGTTCCAATTTTTACAGCGGTTTGCTGTTAGCTAAGGCATCGAAAATCGCCTTGAGAGCCGATTTGTTTGCCTTAGTTAGCGATTCTATATCGTTTTCCGATAGTCGCAGAATCGCGCCGATAGCATCGGCCGTTACATCTTTTTTAACGGGCTTTTCGCCAGTTTTTGAGACGTACTGTTTAGCGATATAAACCTTTTCACGGCTAAGTTTCGCTACAATCGAACGAACGGTTTTACCCATAGCCGACGCAATTTGCTCGACCGCGACACCGGCTTGGTAATCTGCTATAATTTTAGCAGTCTGCTCGGCGGTATAGTTAACGGCTTTTTCTGCCATGTTCTACTCCTTAGAACCGTTGCAGTTTCGACCCCATGTCCCCTGCAACAGAATCTATTATACACGGGTTTCACTGGGCAATTGTCGCCCAAGCGACAATTAGCCTACCATTCGTCAGGTGGTTGGGCGGCAACCCAACCCGACCAACGGCAGACACCATCCGACAAACGGCGGCCCCAAGGGGTTGACACGGGCACAATAATTATGATATAATTATATCATAATTTTGGCGCCATCGCTCTAAATTCTATAACTTAGAGCGATATAGAAAAAATTATAGCGGCCTATAGCCGCTTTAATTTTTATAACGTCCTCACAATTGGTTCGTTTTTATTTATATAATATTCATGGGTTGCGCTTGGTGGTAATCCATACTCTAGCATCATGCGCCGCCAATCAGGCCCATGCCAAAAGTCGGTTGGGTCTTCGCCATTAATTATATAATCTGCAACATGGATTAGCTCATGGGGTACAATAACGCAAAGCATCTCAGGTTTATAACGGTTAAAAAATTTGCTACCAAATTCTACCTCATGCACCTCGCAGTGTGCAAAACCCGCAGTGCGATAGAGTCTGTTATTAATTCTAACCTTTGGAACGCTATGCTTTTTTAGTTCTGGCCACAATTCTTGCATAGCAGCCCAGTGTAGGGTAACAGCGGCTGTTACAACTTTTATCAACGAATCGGCCATAATTTATACCTCGCAATAATTGTTACAAGAATTAGATTGGCAATATAGTTTGCTATAAGAATCATATCGCCTTTGGGCACGATATAGATTGTCATGGAAACCATACCAGTCCACCACATCGCTATAAAACCTAGTGTTAGCCCGTCCGAATTTTTAGAACGATAGGATTCAATGGCTTGGGGTAGGGCCGAAGCCCCAAGCAGTATAGAACCTAGAACGCCGAATGCTTCAAACATTGTAATGATCCTTTACCTGAAACTTTTTCCAGTCATAGGGCTCGATGCGATCGCGCCAACCTTTAGAACGTACAATCTTTTGTAGGATTGGAATCTCAAAATCCCTAGCATCCTCAAGTGCCGTGTGGGGTTCAGTGATAAGATTACCAGTTACAAAACCTGCAACAGTCTCGGCATCGGTCTTGAATGTCATATTACCTTTATCGGTAGCATTATTGAAACGATGATTGTCGAGCACAAAACGCTTATACTTTTTGGAACGGCAGATGTTACCTACAGCGGCTTGCCAAAGGCAAAAGCGGCTAGTGAAAGAATCTAGAACGATACCAGAGTTAGCACATTTGCTAGCGTCGAAGGCGAGATTGTATGCGGTAAGTATAGGGTCATAAGTGCCGATACATTTATTAATCCAATTATTTATAGCAGTTACCGACGCAAGCATACGTGTACCAGAATCTAGCATGTTCTGATAATTAGCACGACGACGCTCAAGGTTAGCAGAGGCCCAGAAACCGTTATTGTTTTTGTCATGGAACAGGGTTGCAGGGTCATAGAACTCACGAACTAGAACGCTACAACTATTGTAAATCTTGCCGTGACGGTCACAAACCACAATGGCAAAATCCATAACAGTATCGCTGATAGTCGTTTCAGTATCTAGAACAGCGAAGTATTGTCGTTTCATAATTTATAACCTTAAAAGTTGAGCAACCCCTAGTATACCACAAAATGCCAGATAGTGCCACAATTCGCCGCCGCCTATCGGCTGTGGGCCGCCGCACATCCGACCGACCAGCGGCAGCTACGAGCCGACGAACGGTCGGCTCAGGCCTTGACACGCCTGCAAATTATATAATATAATTTGGCGCCACCGATATAAATTTTATATCGGTGTGGTTTTTATAACGTGGAACAGTGTTCCACGTGAAACCTAAACCTCTATGCTTTCCCAACCTGCAAGCGCACGCTGTGCCATGCGCTGATAGAACCTAGCAGATTTTAGATCGCCACGCTCAATATCAGCGGCGGCCCAACTTACATAACGCTCTGCATCTCGTAACAGTTGACGGCGATTAAGATCGCTCCAAAATTTAGAACGTGGAAGGTCAAATTCTTCTGGCAGGCTATGAAACTCAGCACGCAAATCGTTATACATTCTAGTAACCCAACCTATATCGTTCCAATCGCTAACCGTTCCAAAATCTGGATCAAAACCGTACATTTCGTTATAAAGTCCAACCAGTTTGTCCTGCATAATCATTAGATTTTCCATATCAATGTCCTTGTTTGCTTGGAACATAAACGCCCCTAATGTTAAAGTAATCACAAACCGCTTTAAGATATGCTACGTTATCCTCATAAAATACAGCGTCATTAAAATGATAACCTAAATTGCTATACAATTTGAAAATCCGTTTTAGTCCCTCAATCTTGAGGGTAGCACCTGAACGGTTATCGTTTTCATTACGGCTAACGATATGGTCAGGTGTACCTAGTCTGCTATAAATAAATGCACGATCAGCGTTCCGCAAAATGCGGGCAGTAGCAATAACAACAATACAGTGGGGATCATCGAGATCGTTTTTATATTGTTCTGCAAGTGGTAACAGTGAATCCTCAAGTGCGCGATATTCATTAGCACGCCAGTAGTCGAGGTCAATGCGCTCAATACCGTTATCAACAATGGTACGATACCTGTGCATACTGCAAACGATTGTGCCATCCATGTCATAGATCGCTATCCTTTTCATAACCTATATCCTTATAAAGTCTAGAATGTTGTAAGGTTTAACTTGTCTGCCCTTGCCCTATCGGCCCTATCCGAGGGTAGGCGGGGTTACTGGCCGCCTAGAGTCATGCCCTACAACAGAAACAAGTATACCTGAATTTTTGAGGTCAAATGTCGCCCAAGCGACAATTGCCTACCATCCATATCCCACAGCCTACCACACATCAGCCGACCAGTGGTCAATCCTACCCGACAAACGGCGGTCGCGGGGCTTGACACGGTTGCAAATTATATGCTATAATTTGGCGCCTGCGCTATAAAAAATATAGCGCTATATTTTTTAAGGTTCCACGTGAAACCTACTTTTTCTCGGCTTCTTTTTTCGGTGGTGGAGCTGGTGTTATAATAATTGGAGCAGGCCCACATTTGGCACGTGGAGCGTTCTCATCTTTAGAATCATCCTTGCCGCAAGCAAAGGCAGTGTTACTTAAAAAAATCATCATGCCTGCAACAAAGGCCCAGAGCATGGTGGTGATAATATTTCTAAAATTCATATCGTTATAAATAGGGGCTTGCGCCCCTATATCCTAGTTGGCAGAGTTACGGATAAAAACCTCAATCGCACGCAGTGCGCTCTTGTTAGCCTTCGTTAACGATTCTATATCGTTCTCGGAGAGATTGAGAGCAGCACCAATGAAGTCGGCGTGAACATCCTTTTTTATGGGAGCTTCACCGTTCTTGGTTTTATATTCTTTAGCGATATAAACCTTTTCACGGCTGAGCTTCGCTACAATTGAGCGAACAGTCCTGCCCATAGTCTGGGCGATCTGTTCAACTGTAACACCGGCCTGATAGTCGGCCACAATCTGAGCAGTCTGCTCAGGGCTATAGTTAGGGGCTTTGGCTGTTGCCATTTCAGCTACTCCTGTTGTGTTGAAAGAAACTCTAGTATAGGCCAATCCGACAGCAGTAGCAAGTGCCGTTCGTCAGCCGACAAGTGGTAGTTGACTAACTGCTAGGTTTGTAGTATACTAGGGGCGGTTATTAGACGTTATGTAAATTATAGCGGTGGGGCCCCCACTCACGGCCTATTTCAGAAATTTTTTCAAAACCCTTAAGGTGCCAAAATCTCAGCTTGCTCAACACCTAGCCACCATGATATACTCCAATAAACTGGAGAAATCGATGTCAACACACCTACCAGCCGAAACCGTACAAATCAGCCCAGAAGCACTGGAGGTAGCCAACTGCTATCTTCAATTAAATGATGCTAAACAGGTAGCTCACGAGTTACAGCTAGAACCTAATCAAGTAACACAAATCTTAGGCCGTCGCGAGGTCAAGCAGTATATTGATCAGGTATTCTTTGACATGGGCTACAACAACCGATTTTTAATGCGTCAAGCAATGGATGCACTAATCAAACAAAAGTTTCAGGAGTTGGAGGAAGCTGGCGTTGGCAGCTCAAAAGATATTGCAGACCTATTACAGATGAGCCATAAAATGTCAATGGACCTTCTAGACAAACAACTGCAGTTAGAAAAGCTGCGTACACAAGCTCCTGGCCCACAAAAGCAAGTAAATGTTCAAATCAACGACGACGGCAGCAAGTATAGCCAACTTATACATAAGTTGGTGTCGGGCGACGGCATATGAGCCCACTATGGTTCACCCTAAGCTGTATCGGCCTTAGCATCTTAATAACAATAGCACTAGCGGAAATAGCACATGCTCGTAGTAAGCAGAAGTAGTGTAGAAACAGAGTACATAGTAGAGTTTGATCCTGCCAAGCGCTTTATCAAACTGCCCATTGACAACTACTTACGACTCTTAAATCTATACGATACCATTAATCGTCCACAAATCGCACTAATCAATGCAGTCAACGACCCACAGTACAGGTTTATATGCGCCGCACTAGCTAGGCGATTAGGCAAAACCTACATAGCCAATGTTATAGGTCAACTGGTAACACTAGTGCCCAACTGCAATGTGCTTATTATTAGTCCCAACTACAACCTCTCAGCAATCTCATTTGAGCTACAACGTAGATTGATTAAGCACTTTGACCTGGAAGTAGAGCGTGATAACCTTAAAGACAAGATTATCGAGTTATCCAATGGTTCAACAATACGCATGGGATCTATTAGCACAGTGGATTCAACAGTTGGTCGCAGCTATGACCTTATAATATTTGACGAGGCTGCACTCAGTGAGCATGGCGAGGACGCTTTTAACATAGCACTTAGACCCACACTAGACAAACCGTCGGCAAAAGCCATATTTATTAGCACACCACGTGGTAAAAACAACTGGTTTAGTAAGTTTTGGAGTCGTGGATTTGACCCTAACTTTCCAGAATGGGTGTCACTACAAGCAGATTATTCGGAGAATAGCCGTATGGCACAGTCGGATGTGGAAGAGGCACGTCGCAGCATGAGTAAAAGTGAGTTTGAGCAGGAGTATATGGCTAGCTTTACTAGCTACTTGGGTCAAATTTACGAGGGTTTTAAGCCTGAGTATATCCTAGACCAACTACCAGACCTGCGCGGTGAAACAATTGCTGGTCTAGACCCTGGTTATAAAGATGAAACAGCCTGGGTAACCATTACTTACGACTATAACACCGATTGTTTCTATGCTGTACAGGATTATTGTGAGAGTGAAAGGACTACACGTGAGCATGCAGAGCATTTTAGTCGTTTTATTAGTGAGTATGGGGTAGAAACTGTGTTTATTGATAGTGCAGCTGCACAATTTGCCGCTGACCTAGCCTATAACTACGATATTGCTACCACACGAGCTAAAAAAGATGTACTACCAGGCATTGCCTATGTACAAACACTAGTACAGCAAGGCAGATTTAAGGTACATCGCGACTGCCACCACGTCTTAGCCATGCTAGATCAATATCAGTGGGACGATCGCGAGGGATTAGCGCGTGAGCGGCCTAAGCATAATCGTTATAGTCACATGGCTGATGCTGTTCGTTATGCACTTTATAGTTATACTGTATAGCTGTTAAAATTTAGGGTTGCACTGGTGCTACCCTTTAGTATATAATTACACAATTAACATGGCAAAAAATACAAACAACCGTATTGCTGTTAAATGGGTTAGGGACAAAGCCAAGGCTGCCTACCAAAAACAATCTAGTT